AACAATGGCTTAAAGTTCAATATGTAGGTAAAGACGGAGAGAGAGTAGCAGACCCTCAGAAAGTGCCTTATACATTAGAGGGATTTAAAAGATATTGTAGAAAGAATTACGGAGATGTTGAACAATACTTTTGGAATAAAGATAATTATTATAATGACTTTGTAGGTATCTGTTCGTACATTAAGAATGAGATAAGAGAAAACCAAATAACAGGAGGGTTGTTAGGGTTCTACAATCCAAGCATAACTCAAAGGTTAAACAACTTAACTGATAAGCTAGAAACAACTATTGTAGAACAGCCTTTATTCCCCGAAACAGAAGAGTAGTGTTTAAGCATACCTCAGCAATAAAGAAGTTAAGACGATTAAAAAGCCGTACTAAAATAGTACAGGGTTCAAGTAGTGCAGGAAAGACATACGGAATACTTGCAATACTAATTGATAGGGCAACAAAAAAAGATAAGTTAGAGATAAGCGTAGTTAGTGAAACAATCCCTCACTTGCGTAGGGGTGCAATGAAAGATTTTTTAAAGTTGATGGTATGGACTAATCGATTTAATGAGGCTCATTGGAATAAGACATTATTAACTTACACCTTTGCAAATGGTAGTTACATTGAGTTCTTTAGTGCAGACCAAGAAACAAAGATAAGAGGTGCAAGAAGAGATATACTTTACATCAATGAGTGTAACAATATTCAGTTTGAAACTTACCACCAATTAAGCATAAGAACTAATAAAGAGGTTTGGTTAGACTATAACCCGAGTTCTGAATTTTGGGCGCACACTGAATTAAAGGGCGAAGTAGATACGGACTTCATTATTATAACCTATCAAGACAATGAGGCATTAGACCAAGCTATTGTCAAAGAGATAGAGAAAGCGAAAGCAAAAGGGGATACTTCGGACTATTGGCGTAATTGGTATCAAGTGTATGGATTAGGTCAGTTAGGTCAAGTACAAGGTACAATCTTCACTAATTGGCATCAGATAGATAATGTACCACAAGAGGCAAAATATATTGGTATGGGTTGCGATTTTGGTTATAGCAATGACCCGACTGCAATAGTAATGGTTTATAAATGGAACAATGAGTTCATACTTGATGAAATAGCCTATCAAAAGGAATTAAGCAATAAAGCTATTGCAGACATTTTAAAGCCTTATGGTGGTTTAGTAGTATGTGATAGTGCAGAACCTAAAAGTATAGCAGATTTAAGAAGTTATGGAATAAACGCAACACCATGTGTTAAGGGTAAGGACTCAATCATTAACGGAATACAAAAGATACAAGCATTAGATAGAATACACATCACTAAAAGGTCAACTAACTTAATCAAAGAGTTTAGGGGTTATGTTTGGAAAACTGACCGGAACGGAGTGGCACTTAATGAACCTATTGATTATCTAAATCATGGAATTGATAGTAGTCGTTATATCCTTAGTCATGTGATAGTAAGTCCTAACTATGGTAAGTATCATTTAAGGTAACAATAAACATTAATTAAATTTGTTTTATAAGTAATGACATTCAGCAACGTAACAATACTACAATTTCAGAAACTACAATCGGCTTTTAAACACTTTGACGGAAACGCCTATGAAGTGGGCATGGCTATACTCGACATCTTTGAGGGTGTACCCAAGACCTTATCAAGTCAATGGCTAGTTAAAGACTTTGATAAGAGGTTAGCTAAGTATCAATTCTTAATCGATGCTGAGATGAAAGATAATGAGTGGGTAAAAGAGTTTGAATTGAATGGTAAGGTTTACAAGGTTACTCAACAAGTACATCATTGGAATGTAGAGCAATGGGTTTCAATGGGTACTTTAACACAAGACCCCGATAAGATAATTGAGAACGTCCATTTGATATTAGCTACACTTTGCACAGATGAAAGAGATATAATGGATAGGGCAAATGAATTTCAAAACGATTTAAGTATTGAGGTTGCTTATCCGATAGCAGTTTTTTTTTGCGCTGTTATGCTGAAATTTCACAACGATATGCCAAGCTATTTTCAGGAGGGGGAGTTAGTACTTGGTTTAGCTTAAAGTGGGGATGGTACGATGTGATAATTAAAATGGTAGGCTTTGAAAAAAGGAATGAAATTTTTAAGACACCTATCTTTGAGTTCCTTAATCACATGGCTTACTTGAAAGATGTTGACATATTTAAAACAGATATAAAATGAGTGCTGAAATAACTAAAACAATAAGTGAGGTTTTAAAACAATGGGCAGACGAAAGGCAAAAGAAAGCCGTTGAAACCTTAGATAGTCAGTTTGCAGTCAAACCATTATTAGGTCAATCAATAACTACTACTGAATTAAAGGTAGAGGGATTAAATATTGGGATAGGTTTTACGGCAGACGATTACTACATTTATCTTGATGAGGGTGTAAGGGGTTTAAAGAATAAAGTTAAGAACTCAGGAGTGTTTAGTTTTAAAACACCATTTCCAAGTAGAGACATGATTAAAAACCTAAAGGACTACATACCAAGATACCCAAATAATAACGCATTCCCTAAACCTAAAAAGGACACGATTGAAAAGGCAGCTATAAGAATGGCTTATGCAGTAAAACAAAAAGGGGTTAATCAGAAACCATTTTGGAAACCTACATTTAATGAGGCAGCCTTTAACGACTTAGCCGCAAGACTTGAAGATGCTTTAGGTGGGGACATCAATTTAACATTGACTATTGAGTAGCAATAAATAACTATTAACTTTGTTTTATAAGTGTGGCAATTACAATCAATCAACAACCGAGCGGATTTGTATCGGCTTTTAATCACATAGACTTTTTAGTTGATACGAATAATACTCAACCGATATTCTCATATCAGATTAAACCAATAGTAGGAGGCAACGCAATAGCGCAATATGTTAAACCTAAATCAATCTATGGAGATAAGGCGCACTTTGATGCACAGCGTACAATTCAAAACCAAGTTAGCTATGACATCACAGGAATAGTAAACAATACGACAGGCATTTATAAAGCGGCTAATGTGTTCAAAGAGTTTTACATTCAATTTGCTGAGTTGTCAGGAACTACCAACACCAATGTAGCAAGTGGAAGTCCAAGCAATAGTAACACCTTAATAGCAGTCAATACGGCCTTTGAATATGAGGATACTTTTAAGACTGATTATATTCGTGACTATGTTATAGATGCCTTTGCTAATAAATACTTCTTAACGGGCTTAAGAGGTGGTTCAATCAGGATAGGTTCAAATGACTTCTTTGAATTGGGTATGATGCAAGATAAATCAAGTACGGCATTTTCAAAGTTAGAGATTAAGACTTATGGTTTCGGTGGTTCTTTAATTGGCACTTATGTAATTACAAATAGTTTCGCCAATACATCAACAACAAGTGAGCAGTTTTTAAGTTGTCAGGTAGGTACTGCATCATTAAACTCTCAGACTTTAGCAAGTGGCACACAACCTATAATAACAGATGCAGTAGATAAGTATACTATCCAAGCATTGAGTGGAACTAACACCGCTCAATCAGAGTTAGTGACCTTTCAAATAGATAGAGATTGTTATAAGTACACACCTGTACGAATATTTTGGTTAAACAAAGTAGGTAGGTTTGATGCGTATAACTTTAACTTTGCAAATGATAAGTCATACGAAGTTACTAAAGCCTTTTATCTTAAACAAGGTGGTGCAGTAGTTAGTAATTCATTTGTCCGTTCAAGTTATGAAACAGGCGACACAGCGTTCAACACACGAATAGAGAGTAGTATTAAATTAAGAACTGATTATATTAGTACGATTGAAAGTCAATGGATAGCTGAAATGATTAAATCCCCTTTAGCTTTTATCTTTCAGAATGGGCGTTTATACCCTATTAAAATATCTACATTATCGTACACTAATAAGGACACCCGTAAGGATGGAATGTTCATTGAAGAGATAGATGTTCAATTTAGCAACGCATCTTATAGACAAAGATTTTAATGGATAGAATATTAGAAATAGGCGAGTATCAAATAGAGTTGATGGATGAGGATTTAGTACCCGTTACGAAGTCCGTTTACGATGTTCAAGACCCTAATCAAAGAAAGTCACACTTTACAAAGACAATCGTATTACCAAGTAGTAGAGTAAACAATCAAGTGTTTAGCGGTTACTTTGATGCCTCAATGTTTATAAGTTCTAAT